CCCCAACCCATTTCTTCCTAAGGGTGCGTATGTTCCGCAAGCAAAATATGAACCTGATAAAGGAGCTAAAGGCCCCCGTGGTGAAACCTTAGCCAGTGTTTCGCCAAAGATTATTGAAGAATCTATTATTGAGCCAGCGCCAAGAACTCAAGCCCCTGTTGAAACAGAAGATCAAAAGTTTGAGAGGTATTACAACCAAGCTAAGCAGCAGTTTAACGAATCCCAGAAGGGACGCCCCTCATTGGCTCCTGGAGAAATTGCTGCTCGTGGTCAAAATAATGTTTATTATGATCCAACGTTTGGTGAATATGGTGGTTATATAACTAAAGAAAATCTAAGTTTTAGTCCAAGTAGTGAACTATATAAACGTTATGAAGATGCACTTAAACAAATTCCAATTCCAACTGATCCTTCAATAATTGGCGCTTATGCTTTAAAGAATAAAACTATTGCATACAGTCCAGGATCCACAACCGCATCTTCAACCTTTAATGATCCCGGCACTTTGGCAAGAGCCAAGGTATATGAAGATGCTCTTGCGGCTAGACAAAAAGCATTTCAAGATATTTATCAAACACCGTTATCCCAATTACCGTATAAAAGTTATTCCGAAGCGAAACAAAAAAATGTATCCCTGAATGATTACCGGGCAAGCCTTGCTAAGCTTGGTATAGAAATTCCATTGACAAGCGGTCCTGGCGGTTATTTTGTCCGTGGGGCAACTCCAGAGGATTACGAGGTTCAAACTTATGGGGTCGAAAACGTAGGCCGTCAAGATTATCGTCAACAACGTGTAAATTCAGCAATCGCTAAAAATCTTGAAATCTTGCAACAGCAAGCGGCATCCGGGAATCAAGATTCTCAAGCGTTTTTAGATCAATATACTTCTCAAGAAGAAACACCGGCGGCACCTGAGACAGGACCTCGCGGTGAGGAAGTTGAACCAGCTCGTGGTCCCCGTGGAGAAGATATGGGGGACATTGCTGCTGAATATGGAGCAGGCTTCGCTAAAAAACCTAAATGGATGATTGAGTTAGAAAAGGAATATAACAAGGTTAAAGACAAACCATTTAGTCCAGGTAGGCCAAAACCTGGTCGGGGCATGGGCGATACTTGGGAAGGTCCTGTGCGAGAAGCACAAGCGCCTGCGTTCGATGAACAAAAAGCATTGATCGCAGCACAGGCAGCTGGTTCCTACCGCAAACGTGGAGATGTGGAAGATCCTTTCAGATCCGGAGCTTTCGGTTAGTATTTAGTAATACTCTGAATCAGTTCTGTGCCTTCATACGTTCATCTTGCGTATCGTCGTAATGCAAAAGCTGCTGCGCAAAAATACAACGTTAAGCCACAGAAGAACGTAGCAAATATCGAGCGTGCTCGGGAAGACTTTAGTTACTTCTGCGAGTACATGGATGAAAAGAAAAAACCTGCTAAGCATCATCTGGACTGGCACCGTTATTTCATCACGGGTGAAGACAGCAGCTGCTTGATTAAAATTGCTGGTCCCAATATTGATCTTTTAGCTCCACGGGGTTCAGCTAAAAGCACGGTTCTAGGCTTGCTTACAGCTTGGGCAATTGGTATCCACGCTCAAGCCAAGCTCCCGCTTCAGATTCTTTACCTTTCGTATACGGTTGATATTGCTCGCTCCAAATCGGCCACCATCAAGCGCATCATTGAGAGTAAAAAATACCAAGAAGTTTTTCCCACCGTACGCCTTCTGAAGAACGTCACTAGCAATGAGTATTGGTCCATTGACCATAAATTTGCTGGTATTGACGTAACCGGTGATGAACAATTTACACTCTGCGCTGCTGGCCTTAAGGGTTCGGTGACCTCCAAGCGTTCTCACCTGGTGATGATTGATGACGCCATTAAATCAGCCGCAGATATCTCTAACCCTGACATTCGAAAGATGATGCAAGATAACTGGAATGCGGTGATTGCACCCACCATGTTTGAAGGTGCTAGAGCCATCTGTCTTGGTACCCGATTTAGGCATGATGATATTCATGTCACGACATTCAATGAACAAAATAATTGGACCCAAATTGTTCTTTCTGCTATTCAAAATGATCCAGTAACAGGAGACGAAAAATCTTATTGGCCTGAAATGTGGTCACTGGATTATCTAAAAGAAAAGAAACGGCAGGCACCTATTGCTTTTTCGTTTCAGTACATGAATCAGATCGTTCGTCAGAATGAACTCTCTCTTGCTCCTGAACTGATTGTTAAAGCAGAAATTTCAACAGAGTTTGACACCCTTGGCATTGGGGTTGACCTATCAGCTGGTGTCAAAGAAAAGAATGATTACACCGTCATGATCTTGGGTGGCCGCATTGGCGACCGTATCCACATCATTGATTACCGGCGTATTCGTGTCATGGGCAATCTTGAAAAACTAGATGCTATGAAGGAGCTGCTCAACGATTGGTCTGTTATTGGAAAAGATGATAATGGAAATTATTTTCCAACGTACTCCACTTGCGATATTTGGTCAGAAGCCGTTCAGTACCAGGCCTCTCTCGAGGCTGATTTCAAACGGGTTTGCCTCAATAACGAAGGTCTCTACAACCTGATTTGGCATCCAGTTAAGGGGTTCCGTGCTGATAAGTTGGCACGCTTTAGGGGAATTATTGGCATGGGGGAGGATCGTAAAATCATTTTTAACCGTTACCGGAACTTCACAAATCTCTTCGAGGAACTCACGAATTTCGGCGTCAGTAGCCATGACGACTGTGTTGATGCTTTGGTTTGGTTGGTAACCGGACTTGCAAGAAAAGGTCAACTGCATCTTGATTTTTAAAATTAGAATTAGAAAAAAGCAATTCCAAAAGTCGTGGGTCCCGAATACATTGCTCTAGTTTTGACAACTATTGCTTCTGCGCTGAGCGGTGGCACCTGGGTTGCCAATAAAATTCTAAGCCGTCAGAACCAAGATATCCAGCAAGCTTTTAATTACACCAATTCACAAAAACGTAGGATTGACATCTTGGAAGATCAGATTAATCGCATGCCGTTGGATTACGTTTTGAAGGTGGACTTCTTAAGAGAAATCCAAGAAATGCATGATAACTTTCGCGAAATTAATAATAAGCTTGATAAGCTAATGGAAAAGCTTTTGACAAAATGAGCTACATCCTTGAGGTGGAGGAAGATGAGAACGGTGAACAGTTTCTCACTTTCCCCGAAGAACTGATGGAAGAGCTGGGCTGGAAAGAAGGCGATATTCTTAATTGGGACATGCAAGGTGATGGCATCCACATTTCCAAGGTTGCCGATCCATCTTTGTATGAACTGGAAGAAGACGAGTAAAATAAAAAAATCGAAATAGAAGGACATGCTTTATACCACGCAACCAGGTGGATTTTACGGCGGCGGCATGGGCAACGAAGGCGCCATGCGTCCCCCAGCAGTTCGCTTCAATCCTTCTCAGTTGAATGTCCAGCCTGGTCCCGGCTATCTCAATTCTCCTGGGTACAGTCCGTTCCGTCAGGATCAAGATCGTGACCGTTTTATTCTTCACGATCCTCGCTCTGGTGTAGCCGGAAATCCTTTTGGACCTGCATTCCAAATCCCTGGTCAAAAGCCCGGTGGCCAGCCGGTTCTTCCAGGCGAAAGCAAAGAAGAGGTTGAAGGCGTCTACGGTCGCCCTGGTCCTCAGCCGATGCCAGGTACTTCCCCCTTGGGACTCCCTATGGCGATGGGTAGCAGCAATCTTCCTAATGCCATTGGCAATATGGCTGGTTTGGCTAACGCTCAATTTTATCGCGGCCCTCAAATGGGTCAGGCACGAGTTGCATGAAAACAAAGAAGCTGATCAAACAAGCGCTTAAGCATCCCGAGTTATACACTCCTGCTGAGCTAAGTTTCTTTGGTCGTTGGCTTCGGAAGAAAAAAGAAGATAAGAAAACTGCTAAGATCCAAAAAGAAAAGGGGCAACAAGTGAATGGCAACTAGCTCTAACGCCAGATTGCAAGAAATCATCAACGCGTACATCGAGAAGGATGGTAACGCTGTTGTTGATACGAGCGTTGTTGCCTCCCACCTGGCGCAGATGAAGTTGTTTGGCATCCGCCAGGGTGTTGAATTCTTCTCAGGCCAAGACAACTTTGGAAATCAGCGCAAGGATTTTATTGATCGCGTCCTGAAGTACAACCAACTAGACACCCGACTGGATTCCATTTGGGATTACTTTTTATGTGATGGCAAAGGACTGTTTTATATCCGTCCTACCAAACAGAATTACAGACTTTATTATTTCCGCGAGCACGAGTACCGCAGCTTTTACAACGTAGACGGTGAGCTGGAGGAAGTGATCATCATCTACAGCTACAAAGTGCGTCGAGGCTTCGGCTTCGGTGACAACATCAATGTCACCAACGTAACCGGTAGCGCCACCACGGCTGACCAAGGTGCCAAGCGATATATCAAACTTTCGATCAAGGCCAAGGTAATTGAAGAAACGCACTCGGAAGGGGAGATGTCTTTCGAGATGCCTTCCTTTGCCAACCCTGGTAAAACCAAAACATTCAAGAACTCCCTCGGTTTTATCCCTTGCGTTGAGATCTTCAACAATCCCAAAGGTTTTTCCATGGAGGGGTATGGCGAGTTTGATTCGGTAGCCAACCATATTGTGACGCACGATGAGTTGGTGCGTACCATGCGGAAGAACGTGCAGTTCTTTGGCAACCCAACTCTTCTGTCGTCTCGTCCCAAGACTGACCTGATGGAATCCGGCACGGATGGTGCCGTTCAGCGTCCGTCCATTGCAGCAAACTCTGGTTTCGGCAGCCTGAGCGCATACAGCCGTTCTACCTTCAAGCAAGATCCCATCACTCGTGGTGTTGACGGCCAGATTCGGGTGCCACGTGTGATTGCAAACCTGGAGCCAAACGATCGTGTTGGTTACATCGTTCCTGATGCCATCACTGGTGACCAGAACGCATTTGCACGTCAGTATCGGGAAGAGATTCGTACTGCCCTAGGCGGCGTGGATGAACTTTTTATTTCTGCTGGCGTCACCGCAACGGAATACAAATCTTTGTTTGGTCGCGTTGCGGCAACATCGAAGAAAAAAGCAAATGCTATTTACACCCATGGTATTTGCCGTTGCTTGGAACTAATTATTTTCCAAGAAGAAAAGATGTTCCGCGAAACGCTGGCTGCTGCTGCTGGCATCGAGAAACCAATCGAGCCAGCGGATGGAGCAAGTGAGGATGAGCTGGATCTATATGAAGCTGCATTAGATGGCTTCAATACACAGATCAAGCAGTTAATGCTTGCTTCCGTGCAAACCCAGCAAATCCCCCCTGGTGTCACCGGCCTGATCCCAGACGGTGATGTCACGATTCTTTGGAGATGGTTAGGCCCTGTCTACGAAGATTCGACGCAAGATATTCTGAACAATTCCATTGTTGTTCGAAATCTGCAAGAATTAGGTGTTGATAGCATTGAAGCACTGAAATACCTCTTTCCGTCAAAAACGGATGAGGAACGGGCCGAGATGTTATCTGGGTTCCCGTTCAGGATGGTGAACGAATTACAGAGTGCATACTCTTCTTTCGCTCGCTTAGTGGGGGGCATGATGCAGACCCCTCACCCGCAATCACCGGATTTACCGATGGCTGCGGATCCCAGACTGGATTTAACTCCATATCTGTATCGAACTTTAGAGGCCTTACAAAAGGAGATGAGTTATGCAGGACGCTACCGTCCAATCGATCCCACAGACGAGCCAACCGTCGCCCGTAGCGGTAGCTCCAAGCAGCTACGTGGTGGCAGCACCTCAGGTGCAATCGGCTCCAGTGGCGTATCAGGTGGGTACCAGCTACCCCCAAGCAGTGCCCCAGGCGAGCCCCAGCTACCAATCCGCCCCGTCTCAGTACGCCCCCCAATCCCCCTTGGCCCCGGCGGCGGAATCAATCTCGAAT